CTAACCTTCCTGAACCTAAAGACATACGATTATATCGTGCTAGTTACTGGTCTAGTGCCAAGAAAACCAGACTAAGTTTTACAAGGTGTTCGAGCTACTGTAAAATCTTTAGAAGTGTTTGCTCCATTAAACACTTATTAAAGTTGTAGCTGAAATGGGATGAGAACTAAACCGATTACCTTCCCTTGTAAATTATGGTGCTGACAAGATTCACGAGGTCAGTTAAATGAGACTTGTTAAATACTCAAGCCATGTAGACAGTCGTTCGGTGTCTATAAAAGATAATGTTCGAGTGCTGGGTATCACTTTAAAGTACCCCTTAAATAGTAAATTAAGTTAGTTGAGCAGAGTAGCATGAACAAACCGACTACCTCTCGCACGTACAAGATACGAGAAGAAGCAAAGGGTGATACTTATAAAATCTTAATTTACAATTTTAACACGAGGGTTATTATGAATCTATATTTTAAATCAACAACACTAGACAAGCAGATAGGTTGGACATGGAAAGACATGGACAAAGCCTATTGGGATACTTGGATACCTAAGAAGTCTGATATCAAAATCATTACAAGACTTAATAAAGAACAAAAGAAACAAGCACTTGATGAGTTATGGGAAGACTTGCAAGGGGCTATACAATTTACACGAGATAGAAACAACGCAAGAAGAAGACATAAAAGAGTTGCATCTAAAAATAAAGCGTGATACAATCTTTGAACTTAATACTAACCTTAAGGAGGTAAATAATATGTATGAGTATATAGAAGGAAAAGCTATGTGGGCTAATGTCAGCACACCAAACACTAAGTTTGAGCCACATAAGTATGGAATTGTAGTGTTGACTGATGAAGATACTGCCACTAGATTAGAGGGTATTGGTTTAGCACAGGTAAGAACCAGAGATGGTCAACCTAAGTATGATGAACCAGCATTCTCATTCAGTAGAAAGGTAGAGAAGCATGATGGTACGACTAACCAAGCTCCTAAGTTACTTGATAATGAAGGTAACGATATGGATACTAGTGTTGGTAACGGCTCTCAAGTTACTGTAAAGATTAAACCCTATACAGGAAAGTATGGTACATTCGCAGAGTTAATAGCTGTGAAGGTTACTAATTTAATTGAGTACTCAGAAGAGAGTACAGACAACGAGGAATTTTAATATGGTTATCACTATTAAAAATGATGAAGGCGAATCAGTCTATGATGTTTCAAAGATTGAAGATGCTCAAAGAAAAGCAAGTGCTAACTTGTCTATCAGTAAGATAGGTACTTTGAATGTAATGGTAGAGGCATTGAACTATGCTTCTCAAGCACATCAGAATAGTCTTGAAGCTGTGTTAAAAGAAAGCCCTGAAGCTATGGTCGAACAAGAAGAGACTGAAGCTGAAGTTGTAGAAGAAACTATAGAAGAGTCAACAACAGACGAATCTTAATAGCTTATGAGGGCTAACATGGATAAAACTTGGGACAAACTACATCAACCTTGTCCACTTTGTAATAGCAGTGATGCTGTTGGAATCAACGAAGATGATTCAGCAAAGTGTTTCAGTTGTGGCGAGTTCATGCCCAGTTATACTAACGCATGTGGAGGAAAGGATATGCAAACAGCAACGACAACACCGACTAAACAACCTGATATGGTAGACGAAGGGAAATTTTCAGCTCTTACAGATAGGAAAATATCTCAAGCAACTGCTACTAAGTATGGAGTTAAATGCGTACATGACCTACAAGGAAATGTAGTTAAGCATTTGTACCCATATTATAATGGGCATGAGTTATCAGCTACCAAGTATCGTAATGTAAAGAGTAAAGATTTCTTTGTCTCTGGAACATACAACGATACAGGTTTGTTTGGTCAACAGTTATTTAAGGGTGGCAAATATGTCACCATTGTAGAAGGGGAATGTGATGCTATGGCAGCCTATGAACTACTTGGTTCTAAGTGGGCAGTAGTATCTATTAAGCGTGGGGCACAAGGTGCAGTGCGTGATATAAAAGAAAGCCTTGAGTTCTTTGAAGAGTTTGAGAATGTAATCATTGCATTTGATAATGACAAGGCAGGTAAGGAAGCATCTATTAAAGTTGCTAGACTATTTAAACCTAGCAAAGCTAAGATACTTGCACTACCTCATGGCTACAAAGACCCTAACGATATGCTCCGTTCCAACAGACACAAAGAGTTTGTTGAGGCTTGGTGGGCATCAAAAGTTTATACACCTTCTGGTGTTATAAATGTTTCAGAACAACGAGAGAAGTTTCACAATCGTGAAAGGAAAGAGAGTGTCCCTTATCCTTATGAAGGATTAAACAAGAAGCTATATGGACTTAGACAAGGAGAACTTGTAACTCTTACAGGTGGTACAGGTCTTGGTAAGTCTAGTGTTACTAGAGAATTAGAACATCATCTTATTAAAAGTACTAACGACAATGTAGGTATCATAGCATTAGAAGAAGATTGGAGAAGAACCATTGATGGTATCCTATCTATTGAAGCTAACGCTAGGTTATATGTTGACCAAGAACGAGATAAGTTTTCTAAAGAAGAGTTAGATAAGATGTTTGACATACTGTATGACGGAGAAAATAAGAATAGAGTATGGGTTCATTCACACTTTGGTACGAATGACATAGACGATATCTTTACTAAGCTTCGCTTTATGATTATAGGTTGCGACTGCAAGTGGGTGGTAGTAGACCATTTACACATGTTAGTCAGTGCTGTACACGAAGGAGATGAGAGACGAGCCATTGATTCTATTATGACTAGGCTTAGAAGTTTAGTAGAAGAGACAGGTGCAGGTATCATTTTAGTTTCTCACTTACGCAGAGTTGATGGTAACAAAGGACATGAGAATGGTATAGAGGTTTCTCTATCTCATCTTAGAGGTTCTAATAGTATCGGACAGCTTAGTGATTGTGTCATAGCCTTAGAAAGAAACCAACAGTCTGATGACGAGGACGAGGCTAGGACAACTAAACTTCGTATACTTAAATCAAGATACACTGGTGATGTAGGTATGGCATGTAGAGTTATCTATGATGCCGAGACAGGCAGACTATCTGAACTATCCGATAATGATATAGAATTTGATGGTAGTTTAGATGAGGCATTTTAGTGCAGTTAGTATTTGATATAGAAACAGATGACCTTGACGCAACTTTAATTCATTGTATTGTTGCACAAGATGTAGACTCTATGGAGATATATAAATTTCCACCAGATAAACTACAAGAAGGTTATGAGTTTCTAACAACAGCAGATACTTTGATAGGACATAACATCATTGGGTTTGATATACCTATGGTACATAAGTTTAGTGATGTTAACCTATCTAAAATTCCCGTGATAGATACCCTTGTATTGTCTAGGTTATTCAATCCTTCAAGAGACGGAGGGCATAGCTTAGAGAAGTGGGGTTATAAATTAGGATATCATAAGATAGAATTTTCAGACTACCTTAACTACTCAGAAGACATGATGACCTATTGTGTTAGAGATGTTGAACTTAACACAGTAGTACTTAAAGAACTTAGAAAAGAAAGTAAAGGCTTCGGTAAAGAATGTATAGCTATAGAACAAAGAGTAGCAGAGATAGTTAAACAACAAGAAACAAATGGTTTTAGATTTGATACTCAACATGCTTTGATATTACTTGCAGAGCTTAGAGAAAAGAAACAAGCAATAGAAGATGAAGTACATAATACATTTAAACCTAAATGGGTTGATGATAAAACAGTTACACCTTACATAAAGAAGGACGGAGATTTATCTAAGCGTGGACTAACTGATGCAGAGTATGATAGGTGTATAAGAACAAACAATACAGACCCTTTCATGCGACAAACATTACAAGAGTTTAATCTTGGTTCAAGAAAACAGATAGGAGAATATCTTATTGACTTTGGTTGGAAGCCTGATAGGTTTACACCTACCGGTCAACCTATAGTAGATGAGAAAACTCTATCCCAAATCACACACATACACGAAGCAAATCTTATAGCACAGTTTCTTTTACTACAAAAAAGAATTGCACAGATTGATTCATGGATTGAAGCTACTCAAGATGATGAAAGAGTTCACGGCTTTGTTATACCTAACGGAGCTATCACCGGTAGAATGACACACAGAAACCCCAACATGGCACAAGTGCCTAGCTCTCATAGTCCTTATGGTAAAGAATGTAGAGCATGTTGGATTGTAGAAGATAACAATATTTTATTAGGTGTTGATGCCTCTGGTCTTGAGATTAGAATGTTAGCACACTATATGAATGACGAGGAATACACAAATGAAATACTCAATGGAGACATACACACAGCTAATCAAGAACTTGCAAGACTTGAATCTAGAGATACGGCAAAAACATTCATCTATGCACTCATGTACGGAGCAGGAGATGAGAAGCTTGGTAAAGTGGTCGGAGGAAGTACAGCAGATGGTAAGAGAGCTAGACAATATTTCTTTGATAATAAGCCTTCATTTAAGTCTCTTAGAGACAGGGTGCAAAGAGCTTCAGCAAAAAAATACCTCAAAGGATTAGACGGTAGGAAGCTTTATGTTCGTAATCAACATTCAGCATTGAACACTTTACTACAAGGAGCAGGTGCTATAGTTATGAAGAAAGCTTTAGTAATCCTAGATGATGTGTTAAAATTAAACAACATAGAATACAAATTCGTAGCCAACATTCACG